AAGGCTATTCCTGAAGTAGTTGCAGTATATCCTGCTAAGCCTAGAGTTCTTACAATTGTAACCGCTCCGGCATGCTTTATATATTCTTTTACTGTGTATGGAACGTATGTTCCGTCTGTTCCTGCTCCAAATTGATCTTGGAATTCATTAAACGATCTAATTACCTGTGGTTCGAATGCAACTCCTTTCTGCGTATTACCTATAATAGCAGCTCCGATTTCTCCAATACCAACTGGCAAAAATGATAGGTCGTTTTCTTGTGTAAAGACACCTGGACTAACAATTCTTTCGGCCATGTTTATTTCTCCTCTATATGATTACTTGTGTGAAAAACACTTTTAAATTTAGTATTTCTTAACTATATATAAATATCCCGTAGGATTCCAAAAACTAGCTTTTGGATGTAAATTTACCAGTTTCTAAGTCTAATGAACCATCTCCGTACTTAGTACTCAATTGCTTTGCCAAGGCAAGTTCTTCCGCTTTGATGTCGACTAAACTTTTTTCCAATGCGGCTTTTTGTGCCTTTACGGCAGTTTCTTGTATGGCTAATTGTCCAAAAGACACAATTAGATTGTCCATGGATGCCTGTAGTTTTTTTAGTGTATCTATATCTTCCTGTTCTACTTGTTTTTCCACTATTGTTTTTACTGTTTCCTTCTTAGCTTCGCGGTGAGCTGAGAGTTTGTCTTGAATGTCTGAATCTAAAACCATTTAATTTCTCTTTAAAATTTACTTTGTTTATATTTACTAGTTAGTGTGGTGCTGTTTGGTTCTGGGTCACCTTCCAGATACTTTTTTGTTGAATCTATAGTGTTTCCTTCATCAATCAAAGATCCTGTACTATTTACATTGGTTGAACTTCTATTAACAGGATTATCTATATCGTTAAATACAAATTCTGTTGTTGTCAGCTGTTTTGCAGTAAATGTTTTACTTGCAAAATCTGTTGCATCTTTTTGAACATTATCAGGTATAATATATCCGTTTAAGTTTATTTGAAAAGTTGCCTTAATTGCTCTATCTGCTCCTTGTTCAAGATTATTTTCAGTTGAAAAACTGTCCATTGTTGCTAAGAATTTAAAACTATTTGTATCACCCCAATAAGAGTTTGCATTATAGTTTATATCTTCAATAATCTTATTTTGGTGGGCAACATATTCTGTCCATACAATAATTTCGTACGTTAACTTTACATAATCTGGTATAATTACATTGTGATATACTTGACTAGGTTTAACTCCTCTTAATATACTCCATTTATCGTACCTATTTTTTGCATTATATTTGGTTGAGAATTGGCGCACAATATTACTTGGATCTGCTGCATCTATTTTATTACCCATCATTCCTTCTACACGTTCCATTCCTGTTCTTCTGTACATTATGAGTGGTATTTGTAATTTGCCAGACTTCATATCTCTATATGTTCCACCTTTTTGTACCGATTTCCATCGTTCAGGTGATCCATATATAACTGGAACATCAATAACTTCTCCGCCATCATTGACCTTTGGTTTTATTACATTGTTAAAATAATAATCTATGGCAGAATCTATATCATATATTCCTATAGTAATATCCTTTACCTTAGGGTCAACCTTGGTAGTTTGTTGGATTCTATTATTTGATATTTTATTTTTTCTATTTGCCATTACTTTTTCACACTGTATTTAGATAATATAAACAATTTATTTTACATGGTAAAATATTTATAAACATTTATAAGTTTGATATTCTATTTGGTACGCCTGTTCTTATTTGTTCAAGTCTTAACTTGCTTTTTCGAGTTTCATGAGCTTTTACTATCGTAGAAAAACTAGACCCAAAACTTTCTCTACCACCGTCAATATATCCTTTATCAGTATCAGGATTTTTTCCAAATAAATATTGGTCTTCAATGATGGATGTTGATTCCCAATATGTATTATCCCAATATATAATATCTCCAACTTCTAATAATATATTTGCTGCTGGAGTTCCAATACTACCAGATGGTAATAGGTCATCTCGTAAAAATGAAAATGTTGCATTTTGATTAACATCAGATCCGAATTCGTCACTTGACCATTCAGGTTCTTCATGCTCAATTAAACAGGATATTCTAACACCAGGCTTATACACCTTATTTAGTGCTTCGCCATATAAATTTCCTATAGTATCGTGTATAGCGGCCTTGAAAATATCAACTTCTGTGTCGATAATTTCATTTATTAGCTCTCTATTCAGTGTTCTGAATAAGCTTATATCTCTTTGTCCTCCAAATAACGCCATAATTATCCTATATAAATTGGGTAAGGTATTCTATTTAATGTTTCACTCATAAATTCAGCTTCGTCTTTTTGCCTTTCCAACATATTTCTCCTACTTGTTGCCTCTAAATCTTCTCTAAGTTGAGTCATTAGATTTTCTTTTTCTGTGGAAGCTTCGTTTCTTAGTGTATCACCATCTAAATTGGTTTCTCCTCCAGGAATAGGTATACTACCATATTTACTACGTATACTACCTAAAAGTTCTTTGGCCAGTGCCAAGGTATACTTCCTAATCCATTGTTTTCCTGCATGATTAATTTGTGCATACGACATGTTGTCATATGTTGCATTAGAAAAGTCCGTTATGGAACCACTATTAGTCTTTAATGGTTGATTTCTGTCACTTTCAACAATATATTCAAACCAAATTTTTGCTTTTGCAGTTGGTATTGGAAAAACCTTAAGTTGGTTGTTTGTCAATTCAAAAGTATATGCTGACTTTCGCATATGGTCATTAAATTCTATAGATTGTACTCTTAACAAATCATCATACATCGGCAGCATTAAAAAATTAACAGCTGGAGACATATTACCCCATCCAAAGCCTTGTAGCATTTGGTCAGTTCCGTTTCCAGATCCAACATAAGGGTCAAAGAATCTTGCTATAGCTGGAGTAGGTTCATAAAATACTCGCTTTATTTCAATACTATTTCCACTTTCAGATACATTGGCCCAAAGTGAATCTAAATCATATGATTGGCCGGCTTCTTTACTTACAGATACAGATCCTGATTTGTATGTTACATCTCCTCCTGCTCCTGCTTCTGTTCCATATTGTTGTGCAAGTGTAATTGTTCTGCCAAAGTTTGGAGTAATTTCCCTATGTGTTAGATTAGAACCTGATGGAGAACCTTGCAAGTTTAATAGATTTTCCTTTATGTTAAAATAATTTACTTGTGAACTATATTCAGTTATTGCTTCTTCAAATACTGCATATAAGCTTCCAGATTGAAGTTCGACGTCTACAATAGGATAGCCTAATCTTTTAGCACACCATGTAGAAGTATTATCAGCATCTTGAACAAATGATGGTTCAGCATCATAGAATCCAAATGGAGTTTGACCTGCAGCAAAAGTTGATGTTCCTGACCATATTGGTATTTGTGTTGCCATATTATTCCCTAAAATGTTGTTATTACTATTCCTATATAAATATAAAGAAGTAGATTGTTTGTTACATTCCCATTAGCATTTCAAAAACATTATCAATTGCTTCATGTCGATGATTATCTAAGAGTATTTGCTTATATACAAACTTAGATTCTGTTATTTTGGATATATCAACTATTGCTGAGTAGTTTTTATCCTTTAAATCTATTTGCTGGTTGTCTCCACAAAATATCATTGTTGAACCTTTACCTAATCTACCTAGTGCCATTCTTAATTGAGATCTTGTCAAGTTTTGAAACTCATCCACAATAACAACCGAGTTCTCAAAAGTTCTACCTCTAAAATGTGCCAATGAAACTAATTCTATTAATTCATCATTTTCCATTTTATCCAGTATTGCAGGCTTATTATACACCTTTCTCATATTAGATCTAATAGGTACCAACCAAGGTTCCATTTTTTCTTTTTCAGATCCAGGTAAAAAACCATTATCTTCTGTGGAAACCGTAGGTCTTGTAATGATTATTTTATTTATAGTTCTTTTGAAAAACATATCTAATGCAACCTGGCATGCAAGCAATGTTTTTCCACTACCGGCTTTGCCAACTATAAAATTATAAGGATGGTGTAACATCGACTGCTTTGCGATTTTTTGTTCTTCTGATAATGTTATTGAAAATTTTATATTTCCTTTAGGAACGGATTTTTCTATATTTTGTTTTGCCATAATAACCTCTATCTAATTAATTGTTTTTAACATGCTTACACCAATAAATATAAAGTCATGTATAAAAAAGAAAGAGGCTAGTAAAAACTAGCCTCTCTCAAAATCAATATTATAATAAACAGTATTGTTATATAGACGTTACATCTTTACAAAGTACTTTACCATAAAATTCTGGTCTTACAACTTTCTTAGCATAACGAGTCATTACACCTTTACGCGGAGTAAAGTTTTGAGGATCGTAAACTAAAGGAGTCATAATTAACGGTACATATGGTGCATAAACAGCGCCTGTTTCTAAGAATTGAGTTCCTCTAAATCCTAATAAGATTTCGTCTTTTTGGATATATGGATTCTTGTAAACAGTAAATCTGTTGTTTAATGCTCCAACCTTTTGTACACCCATTGCAAATGATGTTTGGTTTCCGTCAGTTTCAGCAGCATATCCAGGAATAGATTCTAGGATAGTTGCGATTTCTGGTCCACAAACTAAGAAGTTTGCTCCACCTCTCATTGTTTTTGCATGAATTTGGTTAGAAACTTTTTGTATTTTCGTACCTAAAGTTTGGAACCATGTACCTTGGTTATATGCTGCAGCAGCTGGTCCTTGATTCCAGTTGTTTTCACCACCATCTACATCACCTGTGTGAGTTTCACCAATAGTTGCTGACCAGTACTCTTTTGTAAGAGCATTTTCAGATAACATTGATAAAATTTCAAGATCAATTTCCATTGAAATATATTCAGATAACATTGAAGTCAATTCAGCTTCTGCATCGATTGAATGGTAAGCATTCAAATCTTGTGCAAATTCTGGAGACCATACAGCTTTCAACTTACGTGTCTTAGCTACAATCGTCTCAGATCTTAATTCAACATTTACTTCTGGAATACTAATATCAGTAGTATCACCAGTAGTATCTTCAAAATCGCCTCTAGTAGATGAAGTTGGTTGTTCATAAAAATGAACCGTATTACCTACAGCATCACCGGCCGTGATTGGCAATGTTGCAGCACCCGTACTTAAAACAAATTGTACTGACGCATCAGAGTTTGTTAATTTAGTAAAAGCTGGTAAGTTCATTGCTTCTGTTAATAAAGATCCAGATATAAATCTCCATGCTTGTACACCTTCTTTATCAGGTCTAGTAAGCTGAGATGTTGTCGCTGTTACTGTATATACAGTTCCTGCAGCTACTGAAGCTGAAAGACTTGCGTCATAATCTACGTCTGCCCATGTTGCTGAAGCAGATGTTACTGTTACGTCCTGTGTTGATGCCTTCATAGAGTAACC